CCTCATCCATTTCGTCGACGGACTGGGCGGCACCTCGCCGGGTCCACCCCATGTCGCGCAGTCGTCGCTTCTCGGACCGGTGAAGGTTGTCGTACCAGTCGACGTAGGCGCGCGCCTCGCGCGGGATGTCTCGCGGGTCGGGCATGGCGACGGACCCGAAGTTCGGGGCGTCGAGTTGGGCGTGGACCTCGGCGGCACGGCGAGACGCCTCGGCGCGGGCCTTGCGACGAAGGATCGGAACGTCGTCGAGGGACATAAGTATCTGCTCGACGGTTACTCCGAACCGTTCCGCGTGGTCGGCGGCGGCGGCACGTTGAGCGTCGACACTTCTGACTCTGCCTCGGGACGGCGTCGGCGGTTGAGGTCTGGCGACCGGCGGAGACGACGGCGGCTTCGGTGCGGCGGGAAGCGGCTGTGATGCCATCTCGCGCCCTGTCTGGCTGAGGCCGCGCCCACCGACACGGAATGGGTCGCCGGGTACTCCGGTGCCGAGAGCCTCCGGCGGGTCATACAGGGTCGTGTCGGTCCGGGACTGAAGGGTACAGCGGCAGTTCGGATGGGCCGGTGGCGCTTGAACTTGTGATCCGTTGGGCAGAGTGAACGGGTCGGCGACCTTCGCTTCGGTGCCGGACATTGAGACGCAAATCGGGCAGACGTCGAATGGGCCGGTGGACCACACCTTGCGGGAGTGTTCTCGGGACATGAGTCCGTCGTCGATCGCCTGCTGATAGGTGAGAAGGCGCGCTTGGTTGTGGGCGACCATCCGTTCGGTGCGGGCGATCGTCCGGGACCGTGCCCGCCGAAGTTTGGTGGCGTACTTGTCGCCCTCCTTCCGCATCTGCTCTAGCGCCCGGGTGCCGGACACGCCACGCTTCGCAAGGTCATCGCCGAGGTCGGCGACACGGTTCATGACCGCCCGTTCGTATCTGGCGGTGAGACCATTGAGGTTTGAGCCGATGGCGTCCGCGAACTCTCGTGCGGTCGGGCCGGGCGTCACCGTCTGAAGTTGCCGAAAGATCGAGGATGCGGTGGTCGACATCGTCCGCCCCTCCACAAACGACTGCTCGACGAGGGCGCGCATCATGTCCCGCTGGGAGGCGGTCATGTTGGTGATGAGCCGTCCGGCTTCTGCCCTTGCCCACTCGGTCGCGCGCGGGTCGGTGACATTGAACCGGAATCGGAGGGCCACCTCTGACGGCGACGGCGCTTCCGCCTTGCCGACACGCCGGTAGGCGCGAGACAGTTCGACGCCGATCTCGCGGGCGGTCGCCTCACCGGAGGAGATGAAGCCTCGTAGTAGGGCCGCTTCTATGGCCGCTGACGCCTCTGAGAACGCCGCGAGGACCGACCGACCGTATCCGTCGACATCTCGCCGCTCGACGGCATCTAGAAGGGTCTCGTGCGAAACGGTGTTGAAGGCGTCCTCCACGGCAGAGGCGATCGCGTCCTCCTCGGCGGAGAGGGTGTCGACACCGGTCCTTCGGTACTGCGGGTTCCCGGCGGTGCGCCGCTTGATGAGCGGGATGCGCCCGCCGCCTCGGATGGGGTCTGCCTGTCGGCGGAGCGCCCGGATCGAGCCGGGCATCGGTCAGACCGCCTCGGCCTCGCCGACCGGAAGTCCGGCGATACCGCGCAGGTACCCTTCAAGGTTCTCGTCGGGGAACAGCGGGGCACCCGCCTGAGCGAGCGAGGTGACGAACGAACCGATCGCGGCGAGGTCGACCGACTTCGGTGTGGACCATGTCAAGGTCGGCGACAACGCTTCGTCGACACCGTTGAGGCGCATCAGTCGCGGGATCGCATGGTTGTTGAAGACCTCGGCGATCTCGGAGAGGTAGGCATCAAGGGACCGGACAAACAGGTCGACCTTCGACACGGACAACGCTTGCGAGCCGACGTTCTCGTGACCGAGGAGTAGGAAGTCGGCGAGGACGGTCATCGCGATCCGCTGGTCATACCTTCCAATGATCGCGTCGGTGTCGAACTGGCGGCGTCCACCGGTCGACAGAAGTTTCAGGTCGTACGCCGGGTTCCCGGTCTCCGGGTCGTAGGCGAGAGGGAAGACGATGCCTTCCTGCTCGTCACGCTTGACGTTGCGGACGATCTGCTTGATGGCGTCGAGCGCGGCACGCTCCTCGGCGGTCGCGGCGTTCGACAGGAGTTGCGGCGGGACGAGGGCGACGGGGAGACCGGCGAGGTCACGCTCGATGCCGATCGCTTCGATCTCTTGGATGCGCCGCTTGTAGTACCACGGCACAAAGGCGTTCCGCAGGATGGAACGGCCCTGCGGGTTGTTGAGTTTTGAGGTGGTGCGAAAGAGCAGGCACTTCTCGATCGGCAGAAAGGTGACGCCTTTCTTCGCGGAGTTGGGGTCCACCTGATACGCGCCTCGGATGCCGCCGTTCGCGTCGAGGTCCCAACGGTCGATCGTCTCCTGTGAACGGGTCGGAAGTTTCCTCCATCCGATCCTGCCGTCCTTGAACTTGGATCGGGTGCGCGGGTCTTTCGTGTAGCCCTGACGCCGCTTATAAACGATCTCGTGGTACGAGTAGCCGTAGACGAGGAAGCCCATGATCGCGGCGAGGGTGTCGACCCACGAGGTACTCATGTCGGTGAGACATGACGACACGAACTCGGCTTCGGCTATGGCACGCTCATCGTCGTCGTCGGCAGGCTCAACGGACCAGTCGACTGCGCGGATAAGCATCTCGATGGCGTGGAGCATCGCACCGACCACGGGGTCGTTGTCAGCCATCTCCCGGAAGTTGGCGAATGCCTGCTTTCCTCGGAGTTGCCGTAAGAAGTCCTGCTGAATCTCGCCGCCGAACTGATGAAGACCGGACGAGCCGATCTCCATGAAGTCCGTCGATGAGGGGCGAGCCTTGCTCAGCGGGTCAGTCGGGGCGGTCTCCACGAGGGGACAGGGTAGCGCATCGCCGTCGTCGGAGGGTGTTGGTCACACAGCCCACCCCGGGAGAGCGGATGCTCTCAACCGGGGCAGACCTGCTGTGTGTCGTCGGGCAGACTATCAGCCGGGGACGGTGCCGCGCGTGGTGGGCCGGTATCCGTGCGCGGTCACCTGCGGGACACAGGCGCGGCAGGCTTCGATCCACCGGGGCGAGAAGACGCTTCGGTTGTCGTGGTGGCCGTCGAGGGCGAGATGCTCAAGTTCGTGGTGCGGCGTCTCGCGCAGACAGTTGTCGCAGAAACTCACGATCCCCCGATTCATGCCGTGCCGGTCCCGTTGTCGAGAATCTCGGCGGGCGGGAAGTGCGCCGGGGTTGTCTGCCGGGCGTAGGCGTAGCAGGTGACGATAGAGCCGTTCGAGGCGACGTCCGCCTTCGCGGGCCGGAGGACTTTGCCCTCCCGATAGCCGCGCTTCTCAAGGGTGGACTTGCGGCTCGGCGCGAAGGGTGCGAACTGGCCGGTGGCGTCCCCGTTCTCGTCGAGGATCATCCAGCAGGTGCCGTAGCGCCCGTTGATCCTTTTAGCGCGGACCCAGTTTCCGTCGAGGTCGAAGAGGGCGGTGAACTCGGCGAGGCCACCGTTCTCGACGATGTCGGCCTGAAGGCGGGCGACTCGCGCGTTGATGCCGGACGCCCATTGGGAGAGCGCGCCGTCGGTGTCGCACCGCTCGAAGGAGGCGTACGCCTCGGCGTCGTGCGCGGCGGCTTTCTCGCGAAGCCGGGTGGCCGCTTCTGCGGCGGTCATGGTCGGTTCGGGCATCGCCCGGTCAGCGGCGTTCATGACGCCACCTTCCAGACGTTGCCGACCGTGAAGTCACAGGTGTGGCCCCACTCACTCTTGAAGTCCTCGATGATCCAGTCGATCTGCTCGCCGATGGTGTCATCGGTGGCCTCGCAGGCGAGACGGCTGAACGGGACTCCCCGGTGAAGAACCTCGACGATGTGAGTCGTGCCGTCGAGGAGGACGCCGTACTCGACGGCCTCGGTGGTGGTGGTGGTGGTGGTCATTGTGGTTTCTCCTTGTAGTTGGTGGTTGGTCAGCGGGTGACGCGGCCCTCGGCCATGACCCACCCGGCGGCGAGCGGGTCATTGTGGAAGTCCCCGTCGGTGGCGATCCCGGCGGCGCTCATCGCGAACCCCATGTAGCGGGCCTGCTCGACGACGATCACCTCGTCGGTGTCGTGGATGTCCGCGACGATGTCGTAGTAGTAGACCGCGCCGACCAGATAGCGGCGGGCGCGGATGGTGGCGGGGCGGGTGGTGGTGGTGGTCTTCGTCATGCTCTCAGTTTAGGGCGACGAACCCCCCGCGTCAACCTTTATCCGGGATTTTTTCCGGTATGGCCTAGATGGTCCACGGGGAGACCTGCTCCAACGAGGCGGGCACCACAACCGGCGCGGCCTTCGCACCGGCGATCATCAACTCGGTCATGCCCCACACGAGGGCGTCGATTCTGTCCGGCGACGGGCCAGACGGAACCCACTCGCACATCTGATCCTCCAACTGTTGAAACATGCCGACATGGTGAATCTTCGCCTGCTCGTACATGGCGGCGATCGGTTCCGCCCGGGCGTACTTGCCACGCGAGGCGGTCACCATCTTGATCGGGACGGTGTCGTCCACCGTGGCGAGAGTGTGCCGCACCATGTCGCCACCCTGATTCGCTTCAGCGACGACGCGGTCAGCGCGG